CCAGCCGATCCAGTTCAGCATCATTTGTTCTTCTGCTACTTCAATTTTTCCCCAAGCCTTTTTCGAATTATCTTTCGCTTTTACCCATATACTTCTTCCGCAACTTGGACTGGCTTTCCTGTCGGATTCCCAGGAACATCCCCGCTTTTGTACAGGTAAATAATTATTTTGTTTCCATCGGTGTATATTTCGCCATCTGTAAATATCATTTTTTTATACTCTATTGCCTTCATTCCGCTTGCCAGCTCCACTATTTCTGCGCCATCCAGAAGAACTATTTTCGTCTCGTCCGGATCGCATCTCCATGTATGCGGGTTTAAACATACTTTTATTCCTCCCTTTTCCGGATAACATCTGTAAGCCTTCCCGATCGTTCTCATTTTTTTATTCCTCCTTGTTATTTGCTTCCATTTTCTGGTCAATCAGCTCTATTATAAACCTACTTACGCTTTTTCCGTCTGCTTCTGCAGCCTTCTTTATCTCCCTTGCTTTTTCTTTCGGAACGGTTATTCTTATAACCTGCTTATCCTGCATGTACTTTTCGATCGCTCTTGCCTGTCCTTCTGTGTATTTTGCTCCCATCTCATTTCTCCTTGTTCATTTTTTTCCATCGCTCCGGAAATTGTTCCGCGTACCATTCGCAAAAATTATTATACATCTCTTTTTCTGCGCTTTCTCTCGCCGCTATCGCATCTTCTATTTTGTGATAACTCCCCAAATGATACCTTTTCCCCTTAAAATATATATACGCAACATAGCTTTGTTGTCTTCCTTTTTGCCGCTGCAGCGATACCCCCTTATGCCCCGCGCTATTGTTCTTTTGGGTTTTTCCAGACATTATTCTAGATACATTTGTCCCGTCCACCTGTCCCAGTTTTGTTTTTATGTCCATTGTCTTCAGATTTTTTTCTTTTTGGCATCCGCAGCTTGTAATCTGTCCGCTTTTTACCTGGCTCAGCCTTTTTTCCACATGCTTTCCGCATAAAAGGCATTCAAACTCCCATATGTAAGTTCCCTTATATTTTTCACCAGTATTTCTTATTGCCTTAAGGTTCCCGTATATTTTTCCTGTTGCGTCCACTTTCTTTCCCATTTATTTTCCCCTCCGGTTATATTTATACTATATCACACGTATGTATATATGCCTATATACACTTTAAACAAATATATGCGTACATATTTGTTAATTTTCCCAATTGATATATATGCTTATATATGTTACTATATCAACATAAGGAACGGGAAACACCCGATAAGGAGGAAAACAAAATGAAGAAAGAGTTTTTAGAAAAAGTCAAACACGAAGGCATCGTAGATACCAGAAAATACAGATATGTGTATTCGAACGGAGAGATCAAAAGACTCCCCATTGAATATCTCGACACGACAGCTGCTCTTTCCGAATGGGAAGTTGTTCTTAGCTTCGTGAAATAATTACTTCAAGCACAAAAGAGCCTTACGGCTCTTTTGTTGTTTGAAAATATATTTTTTCAACCCACACCGCTACGCGGTGACTACATTTTTATAGTACACTGGTTTTTATCAGTTGTCAAATTATTTTTGTCCAAATAATCCCCGCTGTAAAAAGATTCAAGAAGCATCGAAAACAGAGAAAGAAATTGTAGAAAACAGATAAATAAAAAGGGGACAAGCAAATAAATTAGCTTATAGTGGCGAATCACAAGCGCCATTTTTTTTCTTTTCCGTCCCACTTAAAACCCTTGTCTTTAAGCGTACCCCGTAATCCGTAGGTCTGCCCAGAAACAGATTTGACCTTGTTCCAGTTTACGCCAAAAACGTCCCCGTCTTCGGCTCCTGCCTTTAATTTATAAGTGAGGTACTGCGTCCTGTTTGACTTCGCTGTTTTGTCTCTTTCTACCGGAGTGGCATATGCAAAGGCAAGTTCTCCGTTTCCGGCATCGATTGCCTCTAAAATATCGCTTTTATAATACCCAGGGGAGTACCCGCGTGCTTCTCTGTAAACAGTTTCGATTGTTTTTTCTTTGGCGCTTCTGTCAATAACTCCGCTGCTTCCGCTCATACCGCTTTGACCGCCGCGCCCACCGAAAAACTGTAAATTTATCACCATGACGCCACCTCCACAACGTTAAATTTATCGCTAAACGGCTTTATCCTGATTATATCACCTTTGCAATCGTCTGGTACAGACCCATAAAAGATAATCTTATCAGGACATAGCCGCTTCATCATTTCATCATAGCCTGCGGCCGGGAGGACTTTGAATGTTCTCTCGGCCTATATCTTTATTCCAAGATCTTAACCTTATGGACAATCCCATTAATTCCCATCGCCGCAAACTGCTGCCGGATAACCTCTGCCTGCTCGCGTGTCCATACATCAGCTACGGATACTGTGTAAATCACTCCCGGCTCCGCTGCAGGATGCGTCCATTCCGCAGGATCATCATATGCGATATCAAGGTCTGCATCTCCCCTGATACCTGGGATCTCCCCACAGCTCGTGTACTGCCATACAGATATGTCTCCGTCAACATTTGGCTTGTATTTCTGATCCGGCTCGTCATCAAACTGCATCGTTCGATATCCGCGATAATAGCGTGCTATCCACAACCGTGTCCCAGCAAACGCATTAAAGTCAAACCAACGCTCCTTATAAACATACAACCCGATATACAGACCAAATCCGTACCCTGCCGTTGTGATGACCTCCTGCGCTGCACGGATGCACTCTGTCAGCTTCTCAACTCCCAGCGGTCGCAGCGCATCTTTGTCCTCCACATCCCACCATACCATTGTGCCGGTCAGCCCGTAAGACCGCAATAATGCTACGATCTGCTGTGCTTCCTGTTGCGCCACTTCCGGCGTGGCTGCGTAGGTATATTTATAAACTGCTATCGGAATGCCGTGCTTTCGGCAGCCTTCCAAATTTGCAGCAAACTGATGGTCTGTCTTGCCTGATCGGCGCACACTGCGCAGGATTGCGAATGCAACATTTGCCGCTGCAACCTGTGCCCAGTCTATGGCACCTTGATTATCTGATACGTCTAACCCTTTCCACATAAGTATTACCTCACCACAAAGTTCTCCCACTTCTTGTATGCGTCTACATACGTTTCCTGCTTGTCCCCATTATATGTGATTTCATAATACATCCCGTCAGAAACAGTTGTGCTCAGCAGCGCCTTGTGATTCTGAAGCGTCTTGCAGTACCAGACCACATATACATCATCCTGTGCAATCTGCTTCTGGTCGGTTTTGTCCGCATGACTGTTGAAATAGTCAACGACAATCTGTTTGCTCTTTTCCAAAAATTCTTTGCTTCCCATACTTTCAATCCTCCGTATAATCTTCAATCACAGCAATTCCGTACTCAATGGCGCAAGTATTTTCGATGCGACATTCTCTTGCGTTTTCCCAGCCTTTTGCAAAATATGCAATGTCTGCCGTAGAAAGCAATTCCAAAGATTTTCCCAAAAACCACAGAGGTCTCGCATCCGCAGGCGCGCTCTAGAAAAACGAATCAATAACCTCTACTTCTTCGTTCTCTGCAAAATTTCTCTTTGCGCTGGCAATTGCCTTTTCCCTCTCTTTTAAAATTTCATCATCTGTTTTGCCTTTCATCGGCTGTGAAATAAAAAGTTTTTTCATATTCTACTCTCCTTATCATTTTATGAGGGCGACCGAAGCCGCCCCAGAATCACGCTTAACCCCGCGCCGGGAGATAATCGGATCACCTTATCCTTCCTTGTCTGCTTCAATAGCTGCCGCATCTGTCAAACCCTCGCCGATGACATAGCCGATAACCGTAGCACCAGCCATGATCAGCGCAGAGATCTGTGTGGCTTCATTTTCCGTCCCTCCGCAAGCCACAATCATCAGCGTCACAAATGATGCCACGCTCATCCAAAGCTTTCTGCTTGTCAGTTTTCGCATCCAATCAATCTTTTTCATTGTCATACCTCCTTAATTTTGTATATGCTTCCATCCGGATATTTGATGTCTAGAGCTAACACCTCCGGCTGCAGCTTTTCGTGATAAATGTCATCCCCGCCGGCAGCTTCGTACACATTCCCCAGCTCTCGGAAGGTCTTTAATCCGTCCGGCGTCACATATCTCTGTGATGTAAATTCCTTATGTAGCCGCCACAGAGTTGTACGTAGCGAAGCAATCGTGCGTTCGTTGTCCTTCTGGATGTACTCTTCCAGCATCCGAGTTATATTCTTTACATCCTGCTTCAATTCAATCTGTTTTTCGTACAAATCGTCCTGCCTTCTGGCAAGATTGTCCCTGATCGTAATAGATTGCTGGTGGTACTCCTCTTGCTTTGACACGACTCCACTTTGCAGCTCCTCGATATGTGAATAGACTGCTGCGATCTCCTTTTCACGCTGTTTCCGGAAAAGATTCTTTTTCTTTACCAACCCCAGTGCGTCAAGGACCTTATTCCAGCTTTCCACGATAGTCGGGATAAACATAAACACACCAGCGATCACAACCGCTATCGTCCCCCACCCAACATTTTCCGCCTTTTCTATCAGTTCAATAAGCATTTCCTACGCCTTTCTCATTCGCTGGCTTCTTTCCATACACTATCCGTTCCTACGGCTCCCGGCTCCCATACATTATTGTCGACCAGAGATTCCCAGACCTTACTATTGTGTTTTACCTTATCGCCTTTTTTATATCCGTTTGTGCTTCCCGGCTGCTCCCAGTCCGGTGTTACGTTCTGGTCTGGGATAAGAACTTTTGCGAACAGGGACGGTGCCGCCTCCGGAGTCCACTGCTCCTGTTTATCGTGGTCAGACAGGACATTGTACAGCACTTTATTATAAGTGCACCGCCGCCCTTTTGTCAGATGTGTTCCGGCCTCCAGCGCTTCCCATTCAGGGTACAATGACGGCACGCGTAAAGCTTGTGCATCCGTGTTGTCCGCAGCGCTGAATTTAGCCTGCTCTAGCATTGCCAGGAGATTTTCTTTCGCTTTTTCCGTAAACATATCATTCGCCCTCCAAAATTCCGTTAACTTCATTGATGCCGGACGTGATGCTGGACACATCGTTTTCCAGTTTTGCGACTTTATCAGTCAGTCCCTCCGGCAGCACTGCTTCTTCAACTTTTTCCATATGCACCGTACATACAGCCACATGGGATTCCGCAAACCCGCTTTCTGTGGTTGCGTCCTCCTGCTCATAATTGATGGACGCTATCACGTCAGGCGTATATTTCAAACTCACGAATTTTTTAAACCCAGCATATCCGCATATCAGGTCAGTCCCAACATAATATCGCATCACAGCCGTATTCTCAGCGTTCGAAAACATGTCAATTATGCTTTTTGTATCGCTGCTTTTTATAGAGATTTGCAAGAATTTCCCGCTTTGGGTAATTCCATCAATCTCCAGTTCTTTGCCAGATTTAAACACGATTTTTTTCATGCTTTTACCTCTTTTCTGTTAGTGTTTTAGATTTTTGCTAAAAATTGCAAACGTTAATATTTTAATGTAATTAATCCGCCCGTTTTATCACCCCATTGGCTGGGTCTGCTCTTACTGCCAACTTTAGCTCCAACAGTCAGATGCCCTTGCGCATAATCATCTTCAACCGTAACTACAAGGTCATCTCCATTCCAACGCACACATCCTGTAACCCATTCCTGATTTTGCCCCGCCGGGGGATCCATCCAATACCCGCCAACCCCCGCAATAGTTCCGGATCTACCCAATTTTTTTAATACTGGATCAGCACCTCCGGTTTTAAAATTATACGTAACCCATTTCCAAACAGATCCGGGATCTGCTTCTGAGCCGCGTTTGTTTATGTCGCCCCAAGCGGTATTTCCGCCGTCTGTGTAACAAGTGCCAGAATAAAAGTCTGCGTTATTTACGCGGATATTAAACATAAATGATGTATGTTTTATTGCCTCTGCGTCTGTAAAGAGATATCTCAAAGCCTTTTGGGCATGCACACTTGCATCATCCGATAATGTAATATTGTAGTTTAATACAGGGAGTTTGCCTCCCATGTCACTACTTAGTGTTTCAACCGCTGTCTTTGCGTTTCCAAATCCATTTGCTACCCTTTGTTCAAGATCGTTCATGTTTTTGGTATTAAACGCATCGCCCTCCTGCGAAACCTGCCCCTCGCTACGGGATACGTCATATGTTACAGTTTCTCCGTTTGCAACATTTCTCAGCAACCGCCGTCCTGCAAATTCCACAAGGCGGGCTTTCCACTCTTTTGGCGTAAACCATGTCTCTGCCATTATAAAATCCCTATTCCTTCCCCGGCGTAGATTTCATCGCCGCAATAATAATAACTGTCCATGACGCGGTCATATACATATTTGACATCGTGTAAAATCCGCTCTATGGCATTCCATTTTTGATAAGTAACCAGCGGCGTATCTGGCGTAACTGGGGTATCTTTCAAGGTACTCCATGCGTCCCGGATGCGTTGTACATTATCACGGATTCTTTTAAAATCACTTACTCGTGGGATTTGATTCTTTTCCCACGTTTTCGTTGTTACAGTTATCGCTAAAATTCCAGCGATTTCCCGGATATTCCCTTCAATCCTGTTCAGGTCTGAGGCATTCAGCGCGCCTTTCATTCCTGCAGCCCATTCTTTTTTCTCCGTTTCCGTGATCGTCCCCGCAGCATATTTTTGCGTAAGTAGTTTTGCCCGCTCCACATCCTCCTGTGTCCGGTCATATACCCATTCCATTAGGTGATTCCCACCTCCTCATCAGCATACAACTCGCCAGAATAATAATCTTCTGATGTTATTTTATAATATCCTCTGTACTTTGCCGTACCCACAAATCCACCTGTAAGGTCAACGCTAAAGGATTCTATACAGGCGAAAAAATTTCCGTGCATTTGCAAGGTATTTTCAATCTCCGCCCAGTCCCCTGCTTTTTCCTCTGCGGACAAATGGCGTGTCTGGATTATCTGCTGGAGTTGGTAATAATCCAGGATATTGTCTGCAACCTTCTGTGCGCTTTCGTAATTTAAAAGCGTGCCGGAAAATGTTTTCGTGTTCCGCACTTCACCTGACTTTATATGCTCGATTCTGGACAGTGTAGCCAGCTCTGTACCAACATATTTGTGCCCCGTGATCGTGACCTCTGCACGTGCATTTCCCGCGATTTCCAGCACAACATAGTACGGCATTTGTTTGACAATCCTCCCCGCAGATGCGCTCATGTTCACTGCCGGGCTTGTGAGCTGAATTGTATGTATCCCCGGATCGTATGTGCCTTTCGTAATCTCGCTTTCCGCCGCGTCCAACACCCACGTTTTATATTTTACGCTTACGTCTGACACATAAGGATCTGCCTTTAACGTCGTGGAAAATTTCCGGCTGCGCGGAATCGTTGTCGATATTTTTCTGGTCGATTTTCGTATTTCGATTCCAGACCGGCGGGATGTGTTCATAATCGCAGCGCAAGCGAACAATACCTCACGCAGAGCTTTTTGACAGGTCTGGATTTTAAGCGTGCCATACAGCGGCGTTTGCGCCACCTCTTCCTCAACCGTATAATCTTCAATCCCTGCCGCTGTCATAATCTCTTCGATCACACTTCCCGCCGTTTCTCCGGCGTATATCCGCCCGTCTTTAAAATCCACATTAGCAAGCATCCCTTTGTAGTCGATCGCCGATATTTGGGTGACATTTTTGGTGGTACTGTTGGATTCCATAAAAAACACGCCCAGCGGCATCTTCACGCCGTCAACGATTTCGTATGGCAACATTCTTTGCTTTTTCTGCAATGTTTTGTGCAACCCGTTAATGTTTCCAACATTAAAATCATCATCAGTGTCAACAAAGTCAAACGTGAGTTTGTCCGTTTTAATCTGATTACTGATAGGATCTGTGTCATTTACAAGCTTCGCGCTTTTTATGACATCGGGGCCCCAGATAAACGTTGTGCCATACTCGAGATAGTTTAACTTTACATTGTGCCACGGTAGGGCACGTACAAATCGGATTTCAATGCGTCCGTATTCCTCCACCTGGTTTTCGGCAAAATAATTCAGTTTGTCCGGAAAGAAACGTTTTTGCGATTTATATGTACCGCCGAGGTCGTACCATGTCACTTCCATCTCCAGCGGGAATGTTTCCGAAAAATGAAAAGTCAGCCCGATAGAGGTATGATTTTCGGTAAAATCTATTCTGATTACAGGATGTTTTGTGAAAATTCCATCTGCGCCCGCTTGCACATCCGAAAAAAATGGGATGTCCGTCGGCGTGTCTGGCATTTCGCTAAGACTCCCATCCAACACGAAAAAATTATGTTCCAGTGTAGCGTATTTTGGTGGGCTGCCTTTTGACTTAAACAGCCCCATATCCCCAAAAGCAGCATTGCTCTCTGTGCTTTCTTTTGCATCAGGCAGAGCAGTCGTGTCATACAGATTGTATTCGACATAAAATTCTGTTTTCATCATGGTCTCCTTGCCGGTTCTTTCGCCGTAAACTTGCAGGTAAACCCTTTATAATCAGCGCTATCCTGTGTTATCTTCTCGTATTCATCAGAGACGCTGGATATATAAGCTGTGTATTCGTAATAACCAGGATCTGACGGCAGCGAAATAATATGGAATGGGACGGGCTCTGTAACCTTATCCCAGAAACGTTTATATACGCCATCCGGGAACGAGCTGCTCTTCCCGACCGACATTGTGTAGTTAAAATACACGCCTATCAATTCACGCTGGAGCTCTCCCGTTTCAACTCTTTCGGCGAATTTGTCGAGGAAATCCGCGTTTCTTTTTATGGACACGATGGGGATGTTAAAATACTCCCCATCTATGTATATGCCGCGTGTAAAAATCATCCTCCGATCACCTCCAGATCATATCCTTGCCTGCTTGCTTCCGATAAGAAATCCTGCAGTGTAGCTTGCGCCAGATCTACCCCGTTTACCTGCAAGACAATTTTCGCCGTTCTAAATCCGCCGCCGTTCTCTGCCATTACCTCCGATACAGCTTGTTTGATTGTGCCTATCGGCGCTTCGATGTTGGTCTGCCCTGCCCGCTGGTCGCCCAGAATCGCCAGGAACGGGTTGCCGCCACGGATTACCGAGCCAGATGCAAGCGCCGGGATATCCCGCAGGGTACGAGATGCAAAGCTTTCGTTTATGGCATACGGCTGCGTGGACATTGTTCGCGGCTTCGATGATCCGCCACCAGTAAATGCGTTTTTGATACCGCTGCCGATGTTCTTGATTTCCTCTATAACGCCTGCAATCATGTCGCTAACCCATGTAAAGAAGCCGGACAAGAACGCCTTTATAGAATCCACGACGCCTTCTACTTTGGTTTTAAAAATCGTGAAGATTTCCTGCGCGGTATTCCATGCGCCCTTCCAGTCTCCATCAATCAGCTGCTTAACAACTTTTACAAACAGACGAAATACAGTTTTCATGATGTCAATAATACTTTTTATCTTATTCCAGAAATCGTTGAACGTATCCCAAGCAACCGCCCACGCCTCTTTCCAAAATTCTAAACAATCGTTTATAAACGTCATAAAGGTTGTAAAACCGTCAACAATCGTCTTAATTCCAAGTATAATAAACTCTAACAGCACCCCTAATCCTTGCACCAAGAATGGCACTGCGTAGGTCATAATCCAGTCAACAATCGGTTGCAAAATACTCTCCCAAAAAGATTTTAAAATATCCGCAACCAACCCAACTCCTCTTATTATAGCTTCCCAAGCCGGCAGAAAAGACTGCGTAAGAAGCTCTGATATTCTAGTCCCGATTCTGTCGATAACTGGCTGAATGTGTGTATTCCATGCGGTTAAAAAATGGTTGACAACCTCTGAAAGCCCGCTCGTTATACTATCAAATAATGGCTTTATATGAGCGTCGTACATTGCATTCAGGCTATCAAACGCTTTATCTACAGCCGTCTTAAATCCTTCCAGCACGGTAGCTGCGCCACCTAATAACCCCTCCAGTGCAGTCTTGAACCCGTCAGCATTTTCTGTAAACGGTACAATAAGCATTTGTAAAAAGTCCCGCCCCAGTTTAAGCGCAAGTTCAGTCAGCCCCATAGCTGCATCCGCAATGCTTCCTATCAGCGCCGATACAAAGCGGATCCCGCTTTCGCTTGCAAATGCTTCAAATACATGGGCTATACTCTGGAACAAATCAGCCAGAAGAAGGTTTATATCTGCCCCCACGTTAAATGCGGATATCAGGAATTTTTTTATCCGGTCGGTATTGTTTTCGAGATAATCCCCAATCCCGCCGATCAAAGCCGCCGCCAGAGTAAGCCCTATGCTCGCCATTGAGCCGGTAAAGGAACCCAACATATACATAAAAGTTTTAAGGAAGTTGTCAGCAGCCCCTATAACCGCAGGGTCCGACCATATCTCTATCCATGCATCACGGATTTGCTGAAGCCCATTTTTGATAATATCTAAGCGGTATTCAAAATCACCCAAGCCATCCCAGAAGCCTTCCGCAAAAGCATCTTTTAACTCTTTTACATAGTCAAGAATAGGTTTCAGATTCTCCAAAATCCCATCAAGCCAAGACTTCACTCCTGCATCAACAGGGACTTCCTCGAACATGTCTTTCGGCTGCGTTCCGCCTCCACCGCCGCCGGAATCATCCTGCTTTTGCAACACATCCAGGTCATCAAACTTTGCCAAAGCTCCGGCTGCCTTTTTTGCCGCCGCTGCTGTTCCATTCAGGGAATCGTTATAGGAATCCTGTATCTTTTTCGCTCGGATGAAAGTGCTTTTCCCGCCAAGGATGGCAATAAACTGCGCCACATATGTTATCGCCCGCGCTATCCCGTTTATAAGCGCATTGAGATATGGAATTACCATCTGGACAATTGGAGCAAAGGCGGCAGCAAACGCATTCCCAAGTGTAGCCAGTGAATTTTTTAGAGACTGAAATGAATTTGCCAACGGAGCAGAATACTTTGCAAGGTTTGAAAACCCCTTTTGCATTCCGGCTACCATCGCATTAAATGCTTTTGTAATCCAGTTAAATATCAACAGCGATAATGCGATACCTTTCAATCTTGATGCAAAAGTGCCGAACAGCCCCGCGCTTTTTTTCGCGCCGGACGAGGCTGTTTTAAATGCTTTATCGGCAGAATTCTTCATCCGGTCAAATTCTTTTTTGATGGGCTTCTGCTTCGCGTTAAGTTCTGCCATCCTGCGCTTTGAAACATCTATGTTTCCGGCAAGCTGAGACGCTTTTGCAGACATTTTTTGAAACTCTTCCGTGTCTTTCGGGGATACAAACGCAGCGCCGGATGCTTTCTCCGCGTTTATTTTTGCCTTGATTTCATCTACTTTTTGAGCTGCTTCATCCAGTTGGGCCTTGTCCACCTTCGGGGTATACGCCTTTCCGCTGTTCTCCATTTGCTGGAGCTTTTCTTTCAGATCATCTACACGGTCGGATGCGGCTGCAACCTGTTCATTTAGTACGTCCCATGCGCCGCCGGTTTGAGGTACCCCCATGTTTTCCCAGTCTGTCTGACGTGCTACAAGCTTAGACAGCTCTCCTTGCGCCGCAACGAGGTCTTTCTGTAAAGCTTTATACTCAGACGTTGCCGCCCCCTTTTGTGACATACGGGCCTGCAGTTTTGAATACTCGGATTCTGCCTTTTCTAACTCTCTTTGTAATTCTGCAAATTTTTCTGTCGGGATTTTCTTTTGCGAAAATTCTTCCATTTTGCGATTGAGAGAATCTAAAGCCGCGCTGTCTTTTTTTATGGCATTAGACACGCGCATCATCTGGCTGTTTAAATCTTTTGTTTCAATTTTTGTGTTTATCCGTATCGAACCGTCATATTTCGGCATATCAGCCTCCTACCTTGATCCATTTCATAAAAGCGTCAACGTCTTCCTGTTCCTCTTCTGTCAGTTCCTCTTCCCGCTCTATTGCAAATATTTGTTTCTGCTCCTGCAATGCCTGTTTTGCACGCGTGTCCATCTTAGGGTCTATTTTCTGCTGCCGGATGGCTATGACGTTCGTGTATGCGCATTCACCGAGCGTGGACAGCAGTCCCATGAACGCCCAGTAGTGCATGTCAGACCGGTTCAGGTCGATTCCGTACTTCTCCAGAAATGCTGAATAGATGCGCCACTGGTCTATGTCAAAATCTGTTACCGGAACTTTGTCCTCATCCTTCGGGCGGTTGTCGGTATACCACCCGCTCAGAAACCACCTAAGGCCATCCACGGCAGTTTTTAAATCGGGTAAAGAAGAAGGGCTGCCGTCCCCATCCTCTGACGGATACAGCAGCCCCAGCGCTACAGCCAACCTTTCATCGTCTGACAGGTCCGGATCTTGCAAAGCCTGTGAAATCTGGATCCCTGTCTGGAAGGCTTCGTCTATGCGGAAACCCTCATATTCTGTTGGGAATTTATCAAGCAGCACATTCCACATTTAATTGCTTCGCGCCCCTTTCCTGTTCGGGCTGTATTTGCTTGTGATTTTCTGATTTCGTTCAGTGGCGAAGCCCTGAAGAATCGGTATGATCTGGTCTAAAAAGTCCGCGATAAGCTCCATTCCCGGGGATTCCACGTCAGGGAACACCTTTTTGCAACACCCGTTCCCAAACAGAGAATCCAACTCAGCGCAGGCCTCTTTGCATAAAGCGTCATACGCTCCGAAGCGTTCCGTGAAATCACCGGAAGAATCATTAGCAATCCTATCGGCTTCCTCGTTTTTTGCATTCAGCCATGCCACAAAATCGTCAAAACGCTTAAAAAAGCTGTTGTCAGAGATGTTGACCGCAATATAATCGCCGTTGTCGTTGACCTCAATGCGTTTGACGCCACTGTCTACTCGTAAACTTGCTGCTCCCATCTTGTCCTCCTTATTCCGTTAAAGCCCTGCCAGACGCGGGCGTCGCTGTGAATTTTCTTGTGGTTACGTTAAACGTTCCAGCTTCTCCGTCACCTCTGCCACCCAGAGTCAGTGTGTCCGTTACGTTAGACCCAGCATCGCCGCCCGTGCCGCCTACACTCACAACGCAACGGCGGCGGACTGCCGGATATGAAGGACCAGCGCCGGAAACTCTTACGCGGACATAGGATGTAATGGCGTCCCCTCCGACGGGCAGCGTGTCTATCATCTTGTTAAACCAGTCCGTGAGCTCCGTGTCCTCTTCGTCTACGTTCTGTCTTTCAACTTCGATGGACGGCGTATAGGATTTAAGGTCCGTAGATCCGTTTTCCTGGTTGATGTACTGCACCGTCTCCGTTTCAGGGTTCATTTCCTCTGTTAAAGAGGTAATACCCGTTCCCAGAAGCCGGTAGTCTGCCGCTGTCCCCTCAGCGGACGTGTCCATTTTTACATCGACAAAATGTCTCAACAAATGTCTTTTCATCGTTTTCTTCCTTTCTTAAAATTCAGGTTCGATAACATTTTTATAAAAAACCGTAACCGGTAGAACCCAGTCCTGCACGCCATTCTCCTGTGGTTGTGTCCCATATGCGTTTCCGCGTGTTACCCGCTCAACTTTCCGCCCTGCGGTCAAATCGGGATATATCGCTTTTTCGTACTCTTTCCCCTCAATCCCGGAGGGTTCGTGGCAAAGCCAGCGCCCCAGCGTATCCAGAAATTCAAGAATAGTAATTTTCTGTCGTTCCCTTGCTCCCGTGGTCGAACGGTACACTACAAAGCAGGGATACCGGCATTCCTGATATATCCGCCCGAGTATATCTTCTTTTTCTGTATATACCAGCGCTCCGGAATCATTGGAAAACGCAATGCCATCCTCCGCCCCAAGCTCTTCAAATTTAATTGCTTCATCTGGATACAGCCCCGGGAACTGGTTAAGCAGCGACTTCATCGCCGCCGTCAGAACATCATATCCAGTAGCATCATTCCCGATAGGTTCAGCCACCTTCACCACCTACTTCCCTAAGATTTCAAAATGCGGGATTACCGTATACGGTCCTCCCACTGACGATATCAGGTAAACAAAATCTTTTTCGGCATTCATAAACGCATAAAACCCTTCATATCGCCTGTCTGTATAATCTGCATCGTTCACGAGTACGGCACCGTCCCATGCTCCTACCATGAAAAAGTCTGTAGACGGATTAAATGTAATGCTGTCTGGCAACAGATCATTTACCTGTCTGTTCCATTCCTTCGGCGGAAGCCACGGCAATTCTTTTCCGACGGTATCAACAATAATTTTTCTCCCGTTCTTGACCCCGAACGGGATATGTAACTGTGCGTTATCTGTACTGTCTGGACCGTACAGCTTCATAATCTGCCCCCGGTCAGTCTCCAGATGCACGCCGGAAAGCACATGGGGATACCAGATGGCGGCAGTGCTGGATTCGTAAAAATTGAATATTGTCACTATCGCATCATTCATCGGTATCCCTCATTTCACAAAGAGCTTCGTTAAATTTATCCGTAAACGCCCGGATTCTCACGATATTTCCCATGCATTCCTCTGGCACAGAACCGTAAAAGATGATCGTCTCCGGCTGCAACCGCCTCACCATTTCTTCATACCCTGCCAAAAACAGCGCCTTTTTTTCCTTGCTGTTCATGCAGCCAACAGAAGATACCGCCACGGTTCCGCCCTCCGGCTCTCCGTCAAAGCACCAGTCAAATGAGTCCAGCGTGCTCCATGAGATCGTCGGGATAACCTGTATTCCTGCCTCCTGCATATACGCCGCACACCAGTGTTTCCGGTAGTGGTTGTATATTTGCATGACCTTAGGAAAATCTGTATAGGTAGAGAAATCTGGAGACATTACATAGCGAAATCTTTGAAGCATCGGGATATACCGGTCTATGTTTGACCACAGGCGGCAAAACTGGTAATCATCCAAAAAGAAATGAACACCTTTTTCAGATGGATTTTTGCAAGATTTTGCATAATTAAATCCGATCCAGTCACAACCGCCTTCATAAGTCACAGGGGATATTTCCGGTATGTCATACTCTCCAACGCCGTCAAATATCCTGCGTTCCAGATTGTCGTAACTTCGACTGGTTCGATATCCCATTCCTACTCGCCTTTCTTAAATCTGCTCCATAATTCTGCAAACTTCTCCCATCCGTACATCGCCACGAAAGCAACTGAAAATCCCGCCAGAATAGCCGCCAGAATCATGTACCAAATAATAGTCTGCTGGATGTACTGCATATATGCTACAAACGCGGTCACTGTAATCCCGATGGACAGGACAAGCACGAGGATATCCGTAGGGATTTTTGCAAGCACGCCTACACCCTTAAATACCTGTGTGATGACCGACACGATAAACGCTAATGCGCCGATAACCGCCAAAATTCCGGTCATATTTGTAAACAACATTTCCATATCTACCTCGTTCCTGCGTACAACAACGGTACGCCATCATCATTTTTCACTCCTGCCAGATAAAGCATTGCCGCATCTGCCAGAAGCTTGTTTGTCTCCTGTGCATCCCCGGCCGCCTGGTAGACCGCGCTCCATGCCTTTGCGCCGTTTGCCATTTCGGACGGGGAAGCGTATGAAATTGATTCAGAACCGGCAGACTTGGAAGTAATTACTCCCGAAGTAACACCGCCAGCCCCGCCGGAAGATGTCCCCCCAGCGGAATACAGCGCTTTCTTCTCTGCCAGCTCCAGCTGATATAATTTGTCACAGACCGCGCAAACGGCTTTCTGAACCTTTGTTTTCGCTCGTTCATTGTCTGGGAGCCCGTCCACCAGGCGGTCAAAGGTTATGACGTCCAGAAAGTCACTGGCGCGATCTGCGATACGATCAAAGTCCTCCGCCGGGACGACATTCCCGTGGTAGATCTGTTCATAAAATGTAAATGTCGTGTATGCCATCCCGTCGGCCTCCTTATCTCCTACTCTTCCGTCTTGTTTCCCCGGAAAGCGGTTCGCCGTCAGTATTCAGGGGTGTACTGGCGGCCATCAACCCCCCGCATTTACGGTGATTTTCGCGATACCATCCAGGTATTCCGCAAACAGCACAAGGCCGGTGATCGCAAACGCCTCAGACACGGCGGTGTTGTAGTTGCCCTGTGTGTGGAAACCGATCAGATTCGTTTCTCCGCTGGTCGTGTACACAAGTCCTGCCTTCGCGAAGTCGCTGTCGTTGGGGTCGATGTAATACATCACGATGTTTTCCACCGGTGTAGCGATTACCGTATCAGCCGGGATCTCGCTGTCAGAAAGGAGGAAAATTGTATTGAACCCCATAAAATCCTTCAGGTACTGGAAGCCGAACTGATTCTGGATGGTGATGTTCGCTGCTCCGAGATACTTGTACACGTCAAGGATGTTCACAAAACCGACAACCCCGGTGATGTTCCGGTGCATCTGCTTAAACTTGTTCTCAACCTTGCCCTTTGCCATCGCAAGTGCCATCTGGAAGGTTGTTTCCTCGGACGTGAGCGTTCCGGTTTTCAGATAGTCGTAAAACTTCTTTGTCACGCCCGCCTGAAGCTGATAGAGGAACTCGTCGTCAGTCATCTGGACAGCGTTGTCATAACCGTGGTCTTTGATTGCTTCAATCGAAACGGCCTTCGCGTACTTCTCGATGGTCATTTCCTGATACTTCTTTTCCTTTACGGTAAATTTGCTATACGGGATATCCTCGCCTTCGCCTACTGCACCATCCTCGAGCGTCCCCTCCGCATATTTACTTTTCAGCACTGCGCCGGGCTGCTTCTTTATGGGGCGCATGATCCCCAAGATGTCCCGCAGATGCTGCCAGTTGCGCTCGAATCTGGTTACAAAATCCAGCTCTCTTGCTGTTACCTGGACATCCGCTGTTTTAATCAAATTTGCTTTTGCTGGCATATTAGCCCTCCTGCTTTAATTAAATAAACTCATGTTCGCAGCAATTGCAGCCTGACGCTCAGAAGCATCCTTGATGCTCATAATCTGGTCTTTCGTCAGCGCGCCGCCCTGCCCCTGCTTGTTTGTCGGCTGTGTAAAGCGTGCCTGATTCTGCTGTGCTTTCTGCTGCTCATCGTCAACAAATGCCGAAGCGTCCTTTTCCTTCATCTGGGTTATGAGGTCATTCAGTCCGAGGATTTTCCCGTCTTTCAGTTTTAATCCGGCCTCCTTGACTTCTGCCATAATTGCGCGCTTTGCCGCTTCGCTCGAGAATTTAATTCCTTCAAACTCTGTTTTCAGAGCGTCCGAAAAATCCCTTTCATACAGTTTTGCCTGCGCATCCTTCTCGGCATCCTCAGCCTTTTTCTTCCAGTCAGACAGTTCTTTCTGCATAGTGTCGAGATCAACGCCCTCAAAGCCTTTCAGAGTGGTTTCCGCAGTCTCGGCCTTCGCCTTCCACGTGTCCCTGTCGGTCTCAGCCTTTCCCAACTTCTTTTCGTGTTCAGCTTTTGTGATGTAATTTTCTGACACCTTTTTTGTAAGGTTTTCCTTTTTGTCTGCCGGGACCTCAATTCCCAGTTCTGTCAAAATTGCTTCAATATTCTGCATCTTTATCCTCCTAAACGTGATTGATTAACCGCCCGTCAGCGGTATGGATTAAGCCCGATAAACCACGGGCGGGGTAGTTGTGGGGATGGGAATTGAACCCATGACACACGGCTTATAAGGCCGCTGCTCTACCTCCTGAGCTATCCCACAAAGCGCCCGGGGTAGCGGACCGGGCGAAAAGCGTAATGATCGGCGCTGTCTAAACAATGCACCTATACCGTGCGCCGGGGCTTGAACCCGGCTGCTTCCATGCACGGTGGCAAAAACAAAGAAAGATGGGATGGATTTTCCTGCAATTACGATTTACAGGATTGCACACAGACGGAGTCGAACCGCATTTTCAACCTTCCCGCAAGGCTGTGTGCTGTAAAGGAGGAAATACAAATACAAAAAAGAGCCAGCAATCTGTAAGAAATCCTTACAAATCACTGGCTCTGCGTCTGGCGTCTGGCACTTAACGGACGATAGGCTCTGCCTTTCCGTTTTCAATATTCACGAGGCTGGTCGTTTTACATTTCGGGCAAAACACCGGAAGATTATGCGCTGTCGTATCCTTGCGGAATGCTGACCGCGTTTTATTATTACAGACAGGACAGTATACCCTTTTGATCTCCATAATGATCATTCCTTTCCATAGCCTTTAATACATTTTACCAAACAAAAAAAGCTATGGCGTACCCATGTTTAAAGCAAAAGCGGCAAGTTTCCTCGCCGCCTTTACTCACATCATCTTTCGTAATTTTTCGATATACCGCGAAATGGTCTCCCTCTCTTCTCGGCAGTCTGCATCTTTTGACAGATCTCCCAGCTCTTCCGTCAGTGCATCCATATGCTCTTCCAGAGCGGCCAGCATACGCCGCTTGCAATCCTCAGACTTGCCGTTGCGATAAGACTGCTTGTTTTCCATGTAATCATCATAAGGGTCATTGTTTCCGTTTCCACGGCTATAGTGCCCCTTTACATAGTGCTCCCCACGTCGCGCATAGGATGATCCATCGTCATAGGCCGTCATGCTCATTCCATCATCCCTGCTGTATCTCCCACGGCTGTCGCGTTTCCGCCTCTCGCTGTGGTCTCCTGCCTGGCTATATCCGCCTTCCATTTCGTCGAGAACGGCGTTATAATAGCCCTCTTTGCACTTCCAGTATTCCACATTTTCCATGTCTTTCAACATGTCTATCAATTTGTATGCGGTCTCAAGATTGCCTGTGTTCAGACCTTTTTCCGCGATTTTATCCAGCTCTTCCCGGATATTCTGCATCAATTTGTAACTCATGGTCTGCCCTCCTTAACCGCAAACCCGAACAGCTGTTATGTTCGGATTGTCTACTAACACAGGAATTGTCCCTGCGTTTTTGATGGAAACGTTTTCACAGCATCCACAGAACACATCGACGTATGTCTGGGACGATGTGTTAAAATACTGCTCTACTGCCGCAGGGGTGGCACGCATCACCGTGCCGCCGAGAATTTCCCCATCTCTGGCAATTCCCAGCGCCACTTCTCCTACCGTTTCCCCAGTCGGTACTGCGACGTTCCCGGAAAATGTGATCAGATATCTACCGGGCTTTACAAGCGTTATCTGCGCGCTTCCAGCCCTGTGTCTTTCTGCGCATCCGCCCTTTGTTGCCACTGCCGAAAACGGGATGGACTGCCCTACTGGGACCGTGACCGGCGTTGTGTTTACTAACTCAATCATTTTATTCTCCCTTCATTTCAAAAGGGGCAGACGTTCTCAGCCTGCCCCTTTTTGTGAATAACGGCATCAGCCGAACATCATGGCAAAATAATGCCACGAAGATACTCCGTCTGAAGTTTTAACATCCGCATCCCGTGTTGCCTCCGTAGCCACATCCGGCGCCAAAGCTAAAGCCTGTCGGGTTTACGATGGACGTGTACGGGGACATGACCGGATAAGACGGAACGGGTGTAGGTCTCAAAGCATTTAAGATGCTGTTTGTCTGTGCGTTGTTAGACAGCTGGAGCTGTGCGGACTGTAACTCGGTCTGCAAAGACTGTATCTTGTCCTGTGTAAACAGGTCGATGATGCGCTGTGTTCCGGCGTTCTGCGCGTCAATTACATCGCGGAATCCGTTGTTTACGGTATTCTGTAGGATGTTTGTCTGGGCTGCCATGTTGTAGTTTACGCCAGCAATAGCCTCACGGGTATCGCAGCAGCATTGCTGCATCTGATAACCCAGATTTGACAGGTTGGCGTTTACGCCAGCAAGGCCGTTGCAAAGCTGGCCGGAAAGGTCCTGGATCCCGTTTTCGATTCCCTGCGTGGACAGCGCTGCGTCGATATCGGCACGGGTTGCATAACCCTGAAATGCAGGAGAATTTGCTCCTCCACCATTTCCGCCCCAGCCGCCGAAGCCGCCCCAGCCAAACATACCGAAAATCAGGAAAAGGATAATCCATGCACCCCAATCTCCGCCGAAGCCGTCATTTTTTCCTGTGCCGCCGGTTAATACGGCAACATCAGAAGCGGTTAAACCGTCTGTCATAGTAATTATCTCCTTCGATAATGTATTTACAAAACCGTGTGCACCCGGTTGTGTACTATTTAAAAAAGCCTTTAAACATACCCTGCATCTGCTGCGCCATCTGCTGGGCTTGATTTAACTGTTGCTGGTTTATTTTGCCAGACTGCAACAGCCTGTTAATCTCTTCATTCGGATTTCTGCCCTCCATCTCTTTTCGGAATTGCTGGAACTGTTCCAGCATTCCGGCCATTCTATTACCATTCAGGGCCTCAAACAAGGGATTCGCCATGTCTGCCTCCTTCCGGCTTTGTTGCCGTTTCGAGATAACTATATAATTCTTCATATTTGCTTCTCAAATCGTCGTATTCTTTCCGAGTAACGTATTTATCGTCTAAGTTCACTTCCTCCTGTTTCTGTGGCTCTTTCGCGCCCACCGTGACCTCTTTGTAAGCAAAGGTGCGGAGCGTCGGCATCCCGGCGGCATCGGTAGTCTTTATATAAAAATTAGAGTTTTCGGAGTCCATCAAAAGGACGCTTGTATTTGGAGCGACAAGATAAGATTTAGCTCCAGCCTCGCCCTGCACCCACAGGATCCCCTGATTTACCTGCTGTGGCTGCTGATACTGAGCCTGCATCTGCGCCAGCCTGTCCATCTGCGGCTGTAGCGGATTTACTTGTCCATACTGATACGGATTATAGCCATACCCTTGATATGGTAATGCCATGCCTGCGCCTCCTATGACTAATTCAATAACTTTCTATAGCTAAATTATGGCATAAAAAATAAGCCTCTGACAGTTCATCAAAGGCTTACAAAAGTATCAAATCAGCATACCCGTATTATCTTTTTGTTTATTCGCTGGCTCATTCTTTTCACAGTGGACACGCTCACGTTCATCATCTCCGCACATCTTTCCAGCGGGATATTCTGCGTCCGTAATTCAAAAAGCTGCCGTTCATCAGGTGTAAAATTGCAGTATTCGCGGAAAAAATCCAACTCAAATACTGTAAAATCACATACCTTCAAAATTACTCCCCTTATTGTGTTATTGTGTCTGTGCCAGATTAAGATGTATAGCCTGTATCGTTTCCATAGCGCCTATCTATCGCTCCCAGTAGTATATCGGGATCTCCTGTCCGCTGTCCCATGTGTCCCAGTAATGCCCATCCTTGACGCACACAACATGCCCGTCTATCCCGAGCACATACGTCCCCGTTGGATGATCTTGGCAAAAATCATCTACCGTGTAAACATGCTGTCCGTGGTCGTCTACGATATACCGGCGGAAGCCATTCTCACGCAGATACGCACCCCAGACTCTATTAGCACTTGGCATGTCAGACAACGAAAAACCATACACGGACAAACCTACATAAACTGTATCCCAATCTTGCCCTAAAGCCTTGCACAATGCGCGCACAGTGCAATCCCCTACTCTTTGCCATTTCGAGGGGTTTGGATTGTAATATTCAAATCGGTTCGTTCTCCGCATATCTTTTTGCCCCTTTATTTGCTGCCTTTTGCTGCGGGTATCCAAATCCCGCTAATGCATTCCGATCATACTGCGGCTGTAATCCATGTTCTTCGCAATACTGGTTATAAGCCCTGTTCTGTCCCTGCAATCGGTAAGCCAGCTTATCATATTCCTGCTGGAGCTTTTCCCGTTCCGCGCCGGACGCCCATGCAAGCTCTTCCTGTTTTACTATCAACTGTCGTTTCGTCTTTCGGATTCCGCGCTCCATAGATCGCTGCTTCTGGCTGTCCTCATACCGTTTTAGATTTTCAGCATCGGTAATTTTATTTCCGCTTCCATCCAGCAGATTCCCTTCTGCGTCCCTCCACGGATTCTTCATCCGCTTGTCAAACAACATATGACCGTGACGACAGTTATAGCCATGCAGCCCTCTCATATCCACAACCCTGCCCTCTCCCGTGGTCAGATCAATATCATACCCCGTCGATTCCAGCAGGTTCGGATATCCAGGCTCGCTTCCGTCAATTTTAAATACACGTCCCTGCCATTCGTCATGACCCGCAAGCAAGGGCTGCCCGTCGCGCCTTACTCTTGCCCCGAGGTGCGCCGAGGTCAACACATACTCTGTTCCGCTGTCCACGATATACCTATTTGTCAGCTGCGCCGCCGTCTGGTTCATTGACGTTACTACACAGCATCGTACTGCCGATTCCAGCGTCCTTCGCGTCCCTGTCGGGTAATCCACCATAACGCCGCGTCCTGCATACGCATCCAGCACATCCGCTATGGCTGCTGGATAGCTTTGCACTCCGCTTGCCACTCTTACATCGGCTTCGTCGAGCAGCGCCACAAGGTCTTTCTGGCTTTGCTCCAGCGTCGTCCTTGTGAGGTTTTTCAACTCCGCTCGGCTTTTTATGTACTCTGCTTCGATAACAGCCATGTATCGTGCATTTTCAAGCGGAGGCTGCGCCACGATACCCATTTCTGACAGTGTAACCGCATCATCTTCCCACGATGTCAGCACGGCACCACGCAGGAGCTTCCGCAGTTCTTTTTCGCTCAGGTCTGTCAGTTCCATGATACGCCGCTGTATCTCATCCCGGCTTTCCCCCAACTGCTCCAGCCTGTACAGCAACCTGTCCGCCGTGGCTGTGATTTTCCCGGATTTTAAAATCCTTCTGGCGATATCCCGCAGGATAAAGTTTTCCAGCCGTTCATAGAGTTCTAATATCCGGTCAGCTTTCCCTTCAAAATACTCTGGTCTCAGCATCACTCTTTCCCCACCGTTTTTCTCACAAGATTCAGCCAGTCGTCTTTATGCCGCCTTTTGGCTTCCTCGAACCATTCAGACGTTGTTCCCGGCTCGTGATATTTAATCCGTCTCTGCGTCGGGCTTTTGCTGGGAGGGGATGTCCACCCTATGATGTTCCCCTCTGCGTCTTTAAGCGGGATATTCGGACCGTACACAACGCCCTTGTACAAATAATGAGCATATGGCGTGTCATACTCAACGATGCCGCCGTATACCCCGTCTGGATATCTTACACTGTTTCTTAGTGCACCCTGCCGGAATGGAACGAAGGGGGCGCTGTCCGCCACTACCTGCATATTCAAAAGCTTCTGGGCTTCCAGCAGATTATCGTCTATGCGGGACGTATCGAGCTTAATCTCCACGTCCCCAACTTTCGTATCCAGGTTCATTTTACCACCTCCCGCATTTTATGGCGTCCCCTTATTTCATCTTTGCGTATCCCACGCTCATCCCCGCTTCCGCATCGTTTGCCACGGTCGTTGTTGGGCTGTAGGTTCGCAGGGCTTTATAAGTGGCAAGCTGCTCTGTGGTAAGAGGTTTTTCGATCGGTGTTTCAAGCTGCCCTAAAAACGTCAATGGATTGGCTGAGTTTATAAAACCAAGAATCTGTTCTTTAGCCTCTTCTTTTGTAACATCTTCTTTGGGATGATAATAAAAAGTTGTTGAATTTAATGCCCATCCGGGAGCAATTCCCCAATTTGCATAAATACCATGTGAGATTAAACACTTAGTCGAACCATCCCTATATCTATTTACAAGGGCTCCAGAAATACAATATCTGTTTGGAACATCAGCGGTTTCTTCAAAATTTTTCCACTTTGCTTTTGGTGTTTCTGTTGCGACCCTCTGCACATACACTCCTTTTTTAAAATCCACCTCGTCGCATACCCACTGCTGCCCGTCTGCATCTGTGTAGTTTCCGCCGGATGATACCGGGATCCCAGAAAGACCGTTTGGTGTGGGAATGATGAGGGTCTGGGCGGGCTTGTAGGGTTCGTATGGCAAGGCGGTTGAGCCTGCGTTAATCATCGGATTAGACACTACTTCGTTATATGTCCCATTACTAATATAACAGTGATAAGTTGTTTCTTCATCAATTGTTAATATTCGATCAAATACGGAATCTTTAGATGCAATAATGTGCCATATAGCGCCACCTGTTAGACAATATACCCCAGGTTTTAACGTTATGTAAAAATTTCGGTTATTTGTACCAAAAGTTCCGTTTAAAACTACCTCTCCGGAATCGTTTATATGCAGAAGTCCTGCATCTATCTGTGTTTTTAATGCAGTGGAAGCATCAAACAGATTCGCGCCCAGTGTCTTAACCTCAATCTCGCCATCCTGCCCTACGCTTTCAATCTCCTGCGGGTACTCCTGTGACGGGGAGGGCTTGCCGCCGGTGTAAGGCTCGTAATTGGATGCAGTTGGATATCTTTTGGATATAATCGCCTTAACCTTGGTTTCAACGTCTTCTCTACATCTAAGCAATATCCGAAATTTATATCCAGCAATTACTTTAATTTTCACAGCAGCTCCAATTGTGGAAACTCCCAAAATTAAATATTCCCCATTTACAAATGTAGTGACAAGTAATTCCACATATTTGCTGTCTGAATAAATATAATATTCTCCCGGTGCTAATAACGGGAAATCGTCATATGAACTTTCAAGCGTAGCGTTTGGTCGTCCAACTGCATAGATATCGGCTCCTTTTTTGCAGGATATCACTATCCCATCTTCAAATACCTCAAAATTTATGCCCTTTTTCCCTACCTCAAATGGAAATAACTGTGCCCCAGTCGTGTTCATCTGCGTTGATTTGCCGTAGAGGGTAAGGGATTCCAGCCCACGATTCCCCTTTGAATTTTCCAAGAGGGCGGGGTTGCCGGTAACGACCGTGAGCACAACGCTGTACGCATCGGCTACCAGCACCAAGAAATGCTCCTCTCGTGTCACAGGCGGAAAGACTTTCCCCTCTCCGCTGGCAATCGCCGCCCAGTAATATTCTAATCGTGTCACAGGCGCAGGGATGCTTCCGCCCCATACTCCTGCTACCTTTGCCATGTAATACTGCAATCTCGTGACGGGCTGCGGGGTATTGCCGGAATAATCCCCCGCCATAGTTGCAAGATAATATTCATCAATAGTCACGGGCTCGGGTGTCTTGCCCTTATATGTCCCTGCAATCTTTGCAAGATAATACTCTTCTCTGGTTATCGGTTCCATCTTATTCCTCCCCGAACAGCCCCGTTTCCTTCGGCTGGGCTTCCGTCACCATTGCCTTCGCATCGTCCTCTGTCATGCCCTCAAATTTGACGAAATACATCCACGCGGGCACCTTTCCTTGTGCGACATAGCTCCACCAGCGTGCCCGATCCTCCTCGCGGTTGTATGTGATGTCCCCGAAGTCGTATACCACTTCATAAACCCCGACAGGGGCAAGCGCGTACAAATCTGCATACACCGACATGGCATATATTGCATCATTTAGGCAACTTTCCAACTTGTCCCGCACATCCTTGATAAACTGGATGGTTCGCTGTTGCTCCGCTTCCACGCCTGTCGCCGTTTGGATGCCGCTCGCTTCGTTAAAGACAAAATAGCCGTTCGAGAACCCGCATTTATACCCTATCTGGGACAGGAGAGCATTGATTCCGTCAAGGCGTGTGGCTGTATTGAGCTGTGGCGTAATCTCCTGGTAAAACTCTTCCGGGCTGTTGCCGAACACGTTTTTTACATAATGCGGCAGTTTAACGTCTGGGATGCGCCCGTTAAGGTTTTTCCCGCTGTCAAACATCAGCCGATCATCTGCCAGGATTATTTTTTCGCTGTCATATATCTCCCCGGCGTTCCGGCTGTATGCGATGTCAAGGTCTTTCATCTCTTCGATGGCTTCCGCGTATACCGGCATTCCCAGCGGAGATGAAAGGTCTACGTTGTTGGCAGCAGGGGTGCGGAACACTCCGTACATGGGGGAATCAAGTCTTTCGTTCCCGCCCTTGAGAATCGGCGGCGTTTCCTCCAGCAGATCAGCCCACTTTGTCTGCTCCAGCGGGATAGGGTCGCCGAGGGATTCACTGCTCTTTGATACATACGCCCTGTTGGATATCACATACGGGTATATCACGCCCGCCTCTGTATGCATCTCGACAAACCTGTGATACTCCAGACGTGTATAATGCTTATCGTTAGCCGCATAGCTGTCTTTAAACACAACGCCCGTTATCTTCCGGTTATCGTCCTGCTCCGTCACGATAAAATCCATAGGAGTAAACATATCAAGCCCGCCGCCATTAGGCTTTACGATGATCGTGCCATAAGCGCAGCCATACTCTACCCAGTGACGAATGCTATAATAGGCTTTATCAATCTGCTCCTGCAACCACGCCCCGCGTTCGCCGCCGTCAATCTGGATTTTAATCCCTAGCGTGACGAGCCGCGCCGTTTCGGAGCATACCGCCTTTGCAAAATTGATAGTCTTTATTCGATTATCTGCGTCTAACCAGTACGGCGCGCCGCGGTAGATGTTGGCACACTCTGCAACCTTTGCCATCATCTGCGAAGACGTGGTATCCTTTACCATGAAATCTTTCTCGGCCTGCTTTTTAAATATCATACCTATCCACCTTTTAACAGTTGCTATTAAACCCATTATGCGCTATGCCCTCTTCTCATCGCCATAGGAGATATAGCATACCGCAGGGCGTCTATCCAATGATCGTTACCATCTGGGTAATCTGCTATTACCTCCCCATTTCCATCTACCTCATGCTCATATTCTGTAATTTCCTTGTACGCCCGCGGGGTTCTAGCGGGGTCAATGACAATTGTTCGACACTGCAGCCATTCAAAGGTATACTTCCGGCTTCCTGGTGTTACGATGGCGTTTCTGGCAGGGATCCCAGCGTCCCGAAGATCCACAATGCTCTCCTGTTCATCCACGCCGCACATCAGCGCATAATCTTCGTACCCTTTGTCCTTTATCATCTGCGCCATATCTGCGTTTCTGATCTTGCACCCGCCCAGCTCATCCAGCAGTACAATTTTCTCCTTATTCGGGGCATATGCCGCACGGATAAATGCTTTCGGGTCCGGATACCATCCGAAGTCTTGACCTTGATAAATTGACTGGTATGTCTGGATCTCATCGTCGGTTATCGTGCGGATCTCCAGCATGTCGAAGATATTGGTTCCCAGTCCCACAGGCTCGCCCAGGTACTCGTGCCGATATGCCCGCTCATTCGTGGCTTTTAGATGCTCTGCGTCGGCTATAAACTGATCGCCCAGCCAGTCAGCAGGAACGCTTGTATAATCGCTCTTATGCCGATAACTGTCATCTCTCGGCTCGCTGACATACACATTCGCCCAGTTACTCCGGCTGATGGGTGGGTTAAAGGACTTGAACACCACAAACTTGCTCCCGCCACGGAGAACAGACTGCTGTACTGTACGGATTTCTTCAATCCCGGCGAACTCGTCAAGTTCCTCGAACCAGAGATACTTAAAATACCCTCGGCTCGTCTTAATTGACTTCGTTTTCTTTGCCTTGTCCAGCCCCCGGAAAATGATCTTCTGCCCGGTAGTCTTATACACATACTGCATGGGGCTGACGCTGGATGCCCACAGGTCATTGGCTCCCAGCGCGTCAATCGCCCACGCAATCTGTTCAAAGACGGATTCCCGGAGTGTGTTCCCCACCTTTCGGAACACTACCGCATTGCTAAAAACTCCATCCTTTGCGTCCTGTATCATCCCCAAGACTATCTCAACGGAAATGAACGAGGACTTGGTTGAACCTCGCCCGCCGTACAGGTCGTAGTATGTATGCTTCCCGTCCAGGATGTCCCAGTGGGCAGGGTAAAACGCCGGGGCTATGATGTCAGTAAGGTTTACTGTATTCGTCTGTTCCATGCTTTTATCACAGCCTCTAAAGCGCTTCCATTCGGTTTTCCTTTGGAATAGCCATCAACTAAGCCCTTCGACGTTGCGCCGCACTCTCTGCACACAACCCTTACCCCTTCGTTGATATGTACAACTGCTTTTCCCCCGCAAAACGGACAATTTTTTAACATTGTCAAATGTTCCTTAGGCAGCCGCTCTTCCACCGAAATCCATCCATCTTTGGTAGGTACATTTGTGCCCTTGCCATCATTTATGTGCTTTTCGATGATATTGCGGCACATATCCACCGCTCTATTCCATTCAAGGTCTTCGTCTGTTTTTACAACCCGGTATTTGTTTAATAACTCTTCCAAAATCTCCCTTAACATTCACTATTCCTTCCCCGGCCTCGGTATGTTATTCACAATAACGATTCCGCCGGTATCTGTGTTCTGTGCCACATCAACCTTTCGCTTTGCCAATTCAACAGCGGCCTTTGTTCTCTCCGCCAGCGGTGCGTCAAGTCCGAACTGGTCTTTCACCTCGCCTCGCATGACAGACGTAAAATACCGCATTACTTCCGCAGCAGAGGCGATACGGCTGTCCTCAATCTGTTTCTGCCGTTCTTCGATGTATTCAATTATCTGAGGCTTTCTCAGGTTTTCGGAGCCTGTGGCGTATGCCGCTTTCTCCTTATACCCTGCCCGCTTCGCCGCCTCTGTCGCATTCCCGCACTCTATATAATAATCCGCAAACGCCTTTTGCTTCGGTGTTAGCATTTTTTCACCGTCCCTTCGACTGCTCCCATATATCTGTCAAACATTTCACCACCTCAATCGCGCTCGCCGTCCGTAAGATCTCGTAGTCCCTCATCCTCCATCCGTTCCGCCCGTTTTGAAGTGTAGGTGTTGTTAAGATCCACATCGTTATCATCCTGTCCTGCTCTTCGCTGTAAAATTGGCTGGTAGAAATTTTGATTACGAGCCCCGTGGACAGTATGGCGCGCTGAAGCTTTTTCATGATAGCATTACAATTCATATCATACCCCATACAGTTATTATTCTATTTTACCATTCTCGTTTCCTGATCCGCGTACCCCTTTTACACAATTGCATGTCCTTCCAGTATCATATAGCTGTTGTATAGATATATCGTTTTCCTGCGATACCCATAAAAATCTTTCCTCCCGATAGGGATGTTGCATATCTTTGAGATGTTGTCATACCCCAGCCCTGATGTCAGGCTAAAAAACAGATATTGCGCCAACTCTGCATATGCGCTTTCCGCAGCCAAAAGCAGCAGTTCCAATTCCCTCCCCTTTGCGTTTTTGCACTTGTCTTCTATTTTTTTTACCTCATTGTATGTCAGACCGTAACCATTAAAGTATGTGTCCCTTGTTCCCACATTCCCCACCTTCTTTCTTTTTGCTTTATTTTTTTGTAACCATATCCAACTCCCGCAGGATATATCTGTGCAGACAGAGGGAACCAGCACACAAGCTGGCGCGCCGGATCCGACCGGTTAGGTGTAATTCTGCGGCTTCCCCTCTGTATTTTTGTTAAATATCAGTTTACTTTTCTTACTCCTTTAAATCCTCATTTTCCCAATCAAGTTTCTGACCGCAATCAGCGCAATAATATCCTCTTACGTCATCAATTCCTACAATTCCGCAGCATGATGGACAAATAAAAATATCACCGGTCAATTTATCTGTATTTCCTCCGAGCAGTGGTTTCTTAGGTATTTGCTTTTCACAGGCCAAAATTGCACTCTGCAGAATAACAATATTCCTTTTCCCCGCATCACTTTTAGAAAACCCTGAATTGGTAATTACATCAATCCGATGTTCACACTCCTTTATGTGTTTCTCTATTTCAGTCATTGTTCCTCCTTCAAATCCTCACTCTGTTTCCAACACATTCAGTATCTTTTCCACTGCCTTGTCCCAGAACAGGTTTGCAAATTCTCCAACCGTACTGAACTGGTCGTCTCCATCAAAAAGACTTACTTCGTCACCATACGGACTTGCTGTCCCAATTTCTGTCAGAGTTTCGTATACCAAATCATCGACGGTTTCCTGTGTTCCTGCGTACTCACATCCCCTGTCCAGAAACTCTTGCAGATTCTCAATAGTTTTTTTTGGAATTTTTGCCATAATAATCCTTTCCGGCTACTCGCCTAAATACTCGCTTTTTGTTTTTATAAAATAAAACGAATCAATCACACATTCCAAAGAAAATCATAGCCAAGCAAATTCTTAACGTTCTCAACGAAAAGGTAAGTG